GACGGATGTCGCATCGATTCCGAAACCATTGATTCAAGGGATGATGTTGGTGATTTCTGATTTGTACGATCAACGCAACGATCGTGTGAAGCAGTTGCCAACGGCGTCCGAATATTTGTGGAACCCGTATCGCATCTTTACATTCTAATGATTGACCAAGCTGGACAATTAGACCGCAGAATCACGATTCAGTCATTCACGACAACGACCGACGACTTTGGACAAAAGAACAAATCGTTTGGCACGTTGGCAACCGTGTGGGCGAAAGTCGTTGAAAAGGTGGGGAATGAAGCGGAGAACGGCGATATGATTTCCGCAACAAAGCGTGTGGACTTTTTCATTCGTTATCGTTCGGACATCAACGAACAAATGCAAATTGTCTACAACAACAAGACATATAAGATTCACGCAATACAATCGGCGGATGCACGTGAGGCATTCCAAATGATTCGTTGCGAATACACGGACGCGGCATGAGTAAAGTAAAAATCCAAATGATTGGCGACAAGAAATTGCAAAAGCAATTGAAGCGTTTGGACGAGCGTGTGCGCAAGCGTGTCTTGAAGAAGACCGCACGCAAGGCGTTGAAACCCGTTGTTCGTTTATACAAATCACAAATCACCGATTCTGATGAGGTGTTCGCGGTGTACCGAAATGGTAGCGTGTATGCTGAAATCATTCCGGGGCAGTTAAGACAATCTATCGGCATCAAATTCCCAAAGCAAGCACCTGGCGTTGATTCTATCGTCGCATCGGTCGGCCCACGTAAGACGGGCGCCTATCGACACCCCGAAAAGGGCGGTTGGTTCGCTGGGTTCATTTCTTTCGGTTGGCTACGATTCAAGGATGGATCGAAGTACAACGGTCAAAACTTTGGTTGGTCAAAGAATGCCATCCGTATTGGTGAGCGTTTCGCAACGCCAAGGATTCGCCAAGCGTTCACACAATATTTAGGTGCTGAAATCAAGAAGCTTGGTTTTAGTCAAAAACTTGGTACACGATGATTGGAAAGGTGATCAAAAACAAGTTTGACAACACATCGGCATTGAACAACGTGTTTGGTGGTCGTGTATACCCCGTCATCGGGGCGCAAGGTGGCGCAACGCCTTTTGCAGTATACGACACGACAAGCATCCGCACGGAAGGTTCAAAAGATTCCGATTCACACATTGATATCGTAAACGTTTCAATCACAATGGTTGGAAAAGGTTACGGCACACTACAAACGGCGGTGGACAATGTACGTTCAACGTTCGTGCGTATGGAAGAAACAATTTCGGGCGTTAATGTCCAATCGTGTTCGTTCGACACCCAATCGGAGGTGTTCAACGTAGATGAGGAAACATATGGCGTTGAGGTTGATTTAAGTTTTCGAATTATTAAAAATTAAAAAGGATAAAAGATGGCGGCAAGTACATCAGTAATGAATTCAACCGATGTTGTGATCCAGGTATCGTCTGATGACGTGACCTACGAAATCATCGGTAAAATGACATCAGCGTCGTTGGCAGTATCAATGGCAACACGTGACACCAGCACGAAAGATTCATCGGGTTGGATGGAAGTTTTAGAGGGACAAAAGTCTTGGACTTTGTCGGGCGAAGGTTTGGTTGTTTATTCAAACAGCGGTAAAACAACACCGGACGAAATCTACACTTTCGTTTCTAACCGTTCAAAAGTATACGTAAAATTCGGTTCAACAAATACCGATGAATACGCATACAGCGGACAAGGGTATTTCACGGAATTCAGCAACGATGCTGGTTTCGAAGACAACGCAACGTTCTCGTTCTCGTTCCAAGGAACAAGCACATTGACACAAGCGGCGGTAGCATAACAATGACGGGCCGTCCATTGGGCGGCCCTTTTAACAACACAACACAATGACAAAACAAATTAAGGTAAACGACAAACAATATCCGGTAAAATACGGATTCAACGCATTGCGATTGTTCAGCAACCAAACGGGCATCGGCTTGGACGAGTTGGCGCAATTGCAAGATTCAATGTCTATTGATTACGCCATCGCATTGATTTGGGCGGGATTGAAAGACGGGGCACGTGTAGAAAAAATCGACTTTTATATGACGATGGACGACGTGGCCGATTTGTTGGATGAGGATCAATCAATCATCGAACAATGCGTTGCGTATTTTGTGGAGTCGTTTGTCAAACCGGGGGACACCGAAAAAAAGTAACGGCCCAACACGAAGCGGAATCATTCACTTGGGATGATTTGGAATCCATCGGGTTGGGCGAAATGGGATTGACGATTGGCGAATTGTACGACATGACGCCAAGGCAGTTCCAAAACAAACGGCAAGGTTTCCAACGCATCATCGAACATGAGATGCAAACGAAATGGGAAACAACGCGATGGTTGGCGGCGGTAACGATTGCCCCGCACACCAAACGAAAATTGAAGCCGCGTGATCTGATTGCGTTCCCTTGGGAGAACAAAAAGAAAGTGCATCGGGCGGCATCATTTGAAGAAGTGAAACAAGCAATTAAACAAGTGTTTGGCGATGGGTAGCGAACAGAATATTGACTTAAAATTTGGGGCTAACCTCAAGGATTTCCGAAAAGGGATTTCCAACATTGACCGTTCGTTGAAGAACCTTTCGGGTGGATTCAACGCATTAGGCGGCGTCATTGGTGCGTCGTTTGCCGTCGATGCCATCAAACAATTCGTTTCGGAATCGGTGCAGTTAGGCGCCACGATGCAAGGTGTTCGCCAAGCGTTTGAACGATTTGCAGAACCGGGCACTTTGGACGAACTACGCAACGCAGTTTCGGGAACGGTCGACGATCTGAAGTTGATGCAAATGGCCGTTCGTGCGAAGAATTTCAAAATCCCGATGGACGTTTTGGCCAACGGTTTGCGATTCGCACAAAAACGCGCCGTTGAAACGGGTGAATCGGTTGATTATTTGGTCGAATCGTTCGTTGTCGGTTTGGGTCGTGAATCGGTCAAGATTCTTGACAACCTTGGTATTTCTACTTTGGAGATTCAGCGCAAGACCAAAGAGGTCGGCGATATGACCAAGGCCGTCGGAATGATAATGGAGGAGGAGTTTGCGAAGGGTGGCGGTGCTATTGAAACGACCTCAATGAAGCTGGATCGTCAGCGTTCGGAAATCACCAACTTGAAAATCGCCATCGGCGAGCAACTGCAACCCGTATATTCTGCATTTTTAGAAAACGTCAAAGGTGGATTGGATTCCATCAACACATTGATTTCAGATCAAATCGGTGGTGTCGAACGAATGGCGTACATCGCATCATTCTTCCAAGGAACGCAAGGGAAGGTCTTGCGTGTGTATTTGGACGCACAAGTTGCCGCACGTAAAGCCGCAGAACAAGCGGCGGCCGCACAAAATGATTTAGGAAACAAAACGGGTGGCACAACGGGCAAAGTCGTTGAACTGACCGACGCGCAAAAGAAAGCCGCATTGAAAGCCGCTATGTTGGCGCACGATATTGATTTAGCAACGAAAGCGATGCAAGATTTTGCATTGTACGGCGAAGGCGTGTCGGGTGCAGTTGAAAGCATCGAAGAAGATTTCGAAGATACCGAAGAAGTGTTCGAAGATTTCCAAGGCAATTTGGAAAAAATTATGGCGCGCCGGGAAGCTTTTCAACAAGGGTTCCAACAAATGGGAATGATTCTAAAATCTACATTCCAAGACGCATTCCGACCATTAGAAGAAGGTGAAACGCGCATGGAGGCATTCACCGATGCGTTCAGTCGTATGCTCCAACAAATGATTGTTGACCTATTGGCTACGGCGGCCGCGGCGGCATTGGTTGCTATTGCGATGACCGTTGCCTTTGGTGGTGCGGGGAAAGCCGGAACATTCCTCTTTGGAGCTGGTTTTGAAGGCGGATTCGGCGCATTGTTTGGCCAGTCATTCCAAGGAATGGGCGGCCTTGGATTCGGCGGCGGATTCGGTGGCAATAACAACAACGGCGGAATGAACATCATGAGTATCATTCGCGGTCAAGACTTATTGTTAGTACAAGAACGCGCCGGGCGCAATCGTAATCGTTCAACGGGAATAGGTGGATAATGGCAGAAGTTAAATTCTTTGGTGAGTTCCGTTCGTTACACGGACATTTTTATTTGATTGAAATTTGGGACGAAGACTACACGGGTAGCGACCCGATACAATTCAACGTCACGGGCAACGGTTTCGAACTGAACTATTCGGGGCAGACCGACAACATTTATTCCCCAATCATTGGGTCGTCGGCATCGTTCGGGATGTACGTGGAAAATGACGACCACACGGCATTCGTGGATTCCCTAAAGTTGTATCAAGAAAATAGGTATTACATCAAGATTTGGAAGGGTACGTATAGCGGACAAAATGCCGACCAATGGTACAACACCACCAAAGTATCAAGCGACGGACTGGTGATGTCGTTCACCGATTTCGAAGAAGAAGAAGTATACTTGGATTTCAAATGGGGCGGATATATCATCCAAGACATCGTGCAAATCGAAGACGCGTCACAACCCTACGTTCTAAATATTGAAGCCACCGACGGGATCAACAAGCTTAAGAATTCAGAAGGTGGAACGGGATTCACGCCGTTGAGCAACGTGTTTGCCAACGCCGTATTCTACGCCTACACCTACAACATCTTTCCAACGGAATGGCCGATGTTGAAGATGGTGTCCAACTGGTGGTCACAACAACATACTTTTGATTCGGGGGAAAACCCATTGGAAACAACCGTTGTTGATCTGAACGCATTCCACAATTACGATTCCGACGGGACAATACGCAAGACGTCTTATTACGATATCTTGACCAACATATGTCGTGCCTTTGGTATTCGCTTTTATTTTGCCGACGGATCGTTCCGTGCCGAACAAATCTTCGAGCGCGACAACGACAACATTCGCGAGTTCGCGTACAAGCGCAATGGAAACCTTATCGGTAACGAAATCGTTACGCGCGACAAGACCATAAACCAAACGTCGAACGCGGCGCGATTGGCGGGCAACATCTACAACTTTTTGCCAGCGGTCAACAAGACAACCATCCGCACCGATGAGGGTGATGTGAACTACGGCGGTGTGATCAGTAATCAAACGACACAACCGACCATTGATCTTGGATTCACCACCGACACGCCACAAAATTGGCTGGAAGTATCTTTCAACTACGATGTGGAATTGGAGGTCAACACCAATGTCAATCAATTAAAGATATACTACGTCCTTGATTTGGACATCACCAGCGACGACGGAACGACAACATATTACCTAAAGCGTGACCACAACGGCATCAACCCAAACAACGCCGTGTGGACGACCACACAAGCGGGGAGCGGGTATCAAGTATTGATTGGGCCGTTTATTGAACAAGTGCCGGAGCCACCATTCTCGGAATTCCATCGTGGGACGATGACTATTGTCACGCCTACGTTGCCACAAGAAGGCGACATCGAGGTGCAGTTTAATTCCAACAAGTGGGTCAATTCATCGGGTGTGACGCGCACGCTGAACGCGGCAAACGATTCGTATTGGGAAACGCGCACGAATGCCATCATCAAGATGAACGGCAACAACGGTCACGTGGTATTGGCAGAGGTGACGAACGGCGACAACGATTCCGGCCTCATCTATGATTTGGGCACAACGAAGATATTTGACGGCAACGGAAACCGCGGATCGTTGTACGAGCGCGACCCAAGCACATTGGTTCAGACGTTGACCACGGGATGGCGTGAGAGCAATTCGGGATCGTACGTGACCATCCAACGATTGGTCTGCAACGAATTCTTGCGATTGATGAATTCACCGATTCAGCGTTATCAAGGTGGGGTGTTTAGCGCCCACGACTTTAGCGACCGACTGGTTTTTGATTCTAAAAACTGGTTACAGCTTGGCGGACGATTCAGCGCCAACGACGACACGTGGGACGGCGAATGGTTTGCCATTTCCAAGGAAACGATTGCCATCACCAACACGGACGATGGAACGGTTGGCGATCCAGTATTCAGCGTGGGGACGGGTTCGTTGAACGGACGTTCTTCATTGGGCGCCGTGGACACCACGAATTTCAACGCGGTGGACGCGAACGTGGAAAACGACTTGGATGTGTCGGGCAACACCGATCTTACCGGCACGTTGGACGTAACGGGCGTCAGTACATTGGGCAACACGGACGTTGGTGGCACCTTGGACGTTACTGGATCAAGCACATTGGCCACCACATCGGTGGGCGAGTTCACGACCAAGGGGCGTGTGAACGTCACGTTGAATGAAATCATGGGCGACCCCGGCGGTTCTGAAACCATAAGCGCGTCCAACAATTTTAATTTCATTGGTTTTGAAACTGGCGGTGAAACGGGAACCTATACCATCAATTTGCCGGAATCTGAAGTGGGGATGATTTTGCGATTTAAAACGGACGACACCATCGCGGCAAACAAAAACATTTCATTGACACCGCAATCGGGCGAACGCATCGATGGTGAAGCGTCCTATACTATGGATAGACCGTACGACGGCATCACGCTGATGGGCGGGCCAAGCGGCGATTGGTTTGTGATTCAGAAAAAGGAAAAATAATTGCACACGATAACGTAATTTTATAAAACATAAAAAGACATAATGAATGAAACAATCTACATTCTATTACCTCCTTCGGAGAGGGTTGTTCAGATCAGCAATGTCAGCAGTACGGGAGGGACTCGTTATGTTTAACAAGTTCACCACCGCTGGCATCTCACACCCCGCCCAAGGTTCGGCCGAATTCGACGGGACGAGTGATTATATCCAATTAGACACCCCGTTTAGTTATACGAACCACACTATCGCGGCGTGGGTTTATGTAAATAACACCGCGACTTGGAGAACATTATTTTCATCAAATGATTCTACGGCAAGTGATGGTATTCGTGTTGCTATTCAAAGCAATGACTATATAAACTATCAAGTAAACGCCGTGTCTATTTCATTTGGTTTGACTCAAGACAATTGGGTTTATTTTACTGGTAGTTATGATGGTTCTACTTTGAAACTTTATTTAGATGGGTCTTTAATAAGTAGCCAATCAACATCGCAAAGTATAGATATTTCTACAAATGCGAGAATTGGACAACTTTCATACAATGGCGAATACTTTGACGGCAACCTCGCCAACGTCGCTATTTGGAACCGCGCGCTTTCAAGCGATGAAATCAATAGCGTGATGTGGAAAAGCTACGACGCATTAGAAGCAACTGAAAAGAGCGGTTTGCAAGCGTGGTATAGATTGGATGACATTAGCGGCACTAATGTACCGGACTCAAGCGGTAACGGGAATAACGGAACGGCTAACTAATGGAGGGCTTTGTTTACAAGTGGACAAATACCACTAACGGAATGTACTACATAGGTAGCCACAAGGGAACGCCTAACGATAAGTATTTAGGAAGCGGTCGACTATTCAAAGAGGCATACAATCAAATGCCGGAAGCGTTCACCCGTGATATAATTTACCAAGGTGACGCCTTTAGAGAATTGGAAGATTTTATATTGAAAACGCTTGACGCAAGAAACGACGCGAAGTCGTACAATCAAGTGAATTTTTGCTCGCCAAGTATCGACTATAAAAAGACTAAACCAGTATCGGAAGAAACAAGGGAAAAGATTAGACAAATAAGATTAGGCAGTAAACACACGGCCGAATCAATCGCCTATATGCGTACGCTTCACAAAGGTGAGAACAACGCTTTTTACGGAAAGACTCACACGGAAGAATCAAAGCGTAAAATGAGCGAAGCGAAGAAGAACGACCCAAACAATAAAGAGACGCTAAAGAAAGCGTGGGCCAAATCAAGACGGCCAGTTTACTGCGGTTATTTAAACCAAAGTTTTGACTCTTTGAAAAAGTGCGCTATTGCGCTTGGATTGTCTCGCTCGTATGTAAGTAATATGCTTACGGGAAAGTCTAATAATTTATACGATATAAAATATTTATAAGATATGGCAACAAGTACAACAAGAACAAATAAGCCAATTCTTCCGAGAGGCAATGACCAAAGCCCGAAGGGGTACAACCGCGCCGCGCTATATTCGGGGAAGGCCTTGGATTTTGACGGGGTTAATGATAATGTAGAGGTTCCTTATTTGGATTCATTAGCAAACACGGGTGTAAGCAGTACATTCTCTTTCTATTTCAATGCTGATGCATTGACTGGAAATATGGTTTTTGCGGAGCAAAGAAAGGATTCTTCAAACCGATATGTGGTTTGGTATGACCACTCAAATCCGCAAATTCAATTGTATATAAATTCGTCATCTTATAGAGTTAATTTTCCACTAACTGAAACGGGGCGATGGTTTTATTTTACGGGCGTTGTAGATGGAAGCACAGCAAAAATGTACATTAATGGCGAATTGATTGGCTCAACATCTTACGTGCCTTTTGAAAGCAATGTAGATTTTTATTTAGGGACTTATAATGGAGCAAGCGGGCTTTTTTACAATGGTAAAATGACCAACGCCAAAATCTTCAACACCGCATTAACCGCCGCACAAGTGGCCGACCTATACAACAACCCCGAGAAGGTCGTACCTACTGGCGTGGCCGATTCAAGCCTAAAACTTTACTTGCCAATGCAAGAAGGCGCGGGAACGACGGCGTACGATGGTAGCGGTAATGGAAACCACGGGACTATTTCGGGGGCCACATACGTGAACGGCATCGGCGCACCCGTAGCGCAGACGGCGGTTATTGATTGGAATAAGGGGACGAACTTGCAAAGATATAGTGAAGACTTTACGCAATCAAATTGGTTAAAAGAAGATTTGAGTGTAACGGCAAACGCTACAACCGCACCCGATGGAAGTAATACCGCAACAAAGATTGTGGCTAATACTGGAAGCTCCGACCATACGATATACGACCCTATTACTAACGCTGATTATGTGCATTCATTATTTGCGAAGGCGGGAGAGTACGACTATATCTTTTTAGGAAGAAACAACAACTTTGCAAGTGATGGCGTTTTTTTTGATTTAGTAAACGGAACAATAAACCAAAACACAAGTACACTAACTGCGACAATAGAAGCGGTAAGCGGTGCCGATGGCTGGTATCGTTGTTCAGTCATTGGAAATATGTCCTACAACATTATTTGTTTAAGTGATGACGGGACATCCATTCAATTTACCGGAGATAACACAAGCGGGGTTTATATTTGGGGTGCAAGTATGATAAGCGGCACAACCGCTGGGTCTTACATTCCTACTCCATCGGTAGAACAAACCTCGGAAGTATTACTCCCGCAAGGCTTAACAACGGGCCGCGATATTACGGGCGTTAATCTATTTGAAAACGTGCGGAAACAAGGCGCGCTAAATCTTGACGGGAATAGCTGGGCAGAGGTTCACGATAATGAAAGTTTGGATGTTAGCGAGATAACCGCAGAAGGGTGGATGTATATGGAAGACATCACAAGTTTAGACACCAATAGACTCGTTATTAAATGGAATACATCCTATCCAGAGCGTACTTTCCAATTATACGCAACGGGGAATAGTGGCGTTTGGATGTTGAGCGATGGTTCAGCGGCTTACTTATTAGGTGGCGGAACATTTACACAAGGTCAATGGTATCATATCGTAGGCACTTACGATGGAGCGACTCAAAGATTATATGTAAACGGCTCGCAAGTTAATAGCACCGCCTTATCAATTACATTAAAACAATCAAGTAAAGAAGTAATGATTGGCGGATATGGTACGGGGGTTTATTCAAATAACGACATCGCCCAACCGCGCATCTATAACCGCGCATTGACCGCCGAGGAGGTGGAGAGAAACTACAACGCGGGAAAAAACATTTATAAATAGATGAGTGGATTCGTTTACAAATGGCGCAATCTTGAGAATGGGATGTATTATATCGGATCCCATAGAGGTTCAATTGATGACGGTTACATTGGAAGCGGTATGTATTTCAAACGCGCATTCAAAAAGTCACCAGAATCATTTGAGCGCGACATATTGTATATCGGCGAAAATTTTAGACTTTACGAAGAAACGATACTTGAATACCTTGATGCGGCAAACGATTCTCAATCATATAATTTGAGAAATTCTGCAATAGGTCAACCAAAGGGATATAAGCATTCAAAAGAAACAAGAATGAAATTATCCAAAAAATTGAAGGGGATAAATAAAGGCGCAATCAGAACAAAGGAGCAACGCGAAAAAATCCGTGTATCTCTAAAGGGAAGAAAACCATCTTTAGAATCAAGAATGAAAATGTCAGAATCACAAAAAAAACGAATTCATTGTGGTTTATACAACCTTGATTTTAATTCAATTGGTGAATGTGCTGAATACATCGGCATCACTCGATCTACTATCTCATCAATGCTTTACGGAAGATTAAAAAATAAATACAAATTCAAACTAATATAATTATGCGCGGAAACGTTTACATCTCAATACCAGCATCAGACAAAGACAACGCATTGCCGTCGGGTATTACGCGTTACGATTGGAACGAATACACCTACGACGAAGATGGTGCCGTTGACACTACAACGTTGGTGCATCCAACGTGGGCAGAATACGGCGAGAAATACAAAGCGGATTTCGGATCACCAGTCAGCGTGACCAAAGATGACGCCACTTACATCGTGTATGAATTGACGGCATCGTGGAAAGATAGTG